TTTGGCACGAATAGCAAACGCTGTAGATTTACCTTGGTATTCTGTAAGATTTTCAGCCGTGCTCTTTGGCCCAAAACGAACACCGCCCGAAACCGACGTAGGCGATGCTGCCGAAGGTATGGCTGCGCTAGGCGCTGCCGCAGAAGGTGCGGTAAGCGCAGGCGGGCGCATGACAGGCGATGTAGGCGCGCCAGCCGCAGGCGCGGTTAACGCGTTTACATTAGGTGGTGCAAGACCGTTGGTAGGAGGCGGTTGATCAACCGTAGTTAAAGGACCTACGCTAACAGTAGGCATACTTACTTCAACCATACTATTAGTACGTGGGTCATAACCAAAGTACGCGGGTATTTTTTCGCCGTTGACTACTTTTTCGCCAGCAAGCGGCGTCATTTTTGGGTTGGCGATATCATAGTCCCATTTTTCACGTTCTAACGCATTGCGTTGATAGCCAGGCCCAGCACCAATGTTAGCAGCTTGAATTCTAGTGCGTGCGGTTAATCTATCTGCTTCAGAAAGCGCGTCGGATGCAGTGCGTTCTGCGTATGATTTAATCTTAGTGGGGTCGTTACCGGCGTCAGCAATAACGCGTTCGGCTTGTGCTCGCGTAAGAACACCGTTTTGCACCATAGTGCCCACGGCGTTTACAAAGTTTTCGGGTGTTGGATTGTCACGAACATAGCCAGCAATTTGACCAGCCATAGTTAAAGTTTTAGCCGCGGTGTCTACTTGCTCTTTTCTACCTTTAAGCAGTGATTCGTACGTTGCGCGGCCTTGTTTGCCGTATTGCAACAATTGAGTTGGGTCTTCAGGCACCCCCCGCGACAATGCGCTTCTTACGCCCTCATTGCCTTCTATTTCTTGTTGGGCGGCGCGCATAGCCATAACTTGTGCGTATTGGCCAAGCATATTAACTTGTTGCGGTTGTTGAATACCTAGCGCAATGTTTGGATTGATTGCCATGATTTATCCTTAAGGTGCGCCGCCAAGCGTTGATTCAGGCCCGCGCTTGTTTAACATGTTCAACAATTGGTTCTGATAGTACATATTGCTCAAGTTGCTAATGCCACCTGAGATTGCGTTAGCTTGACCAATTTGACCCGCGGCGGCTGCGTTACCCGCGCCTGTTGTCAGGTTAGCTTGGTTATTGCCATAGCCCGTCATAGCGCCAGTAAATTGATTGCCAAAGTTACCGTACGCGCCGTAAATTTGGCCGCCCGCCGTACCTACTGCGTTTGCCAAGTTGTTGCCGTAGTTGCCATACGCGCTACCCGCGGCGTTGCCATAACCACCATAAGCATTGTTTGCGGCGGAGCCGTACGCACCGTACGAACCAATTGCGTTAGTTCCGTAGTTACCGGCAGCGTTAGCCAAACCACTAGCACCTTGTAAGCCTACACCTTGCAAAGACTGATAAGGCGCAAGCGTATTTTGGCGTGTGGCTTGGTAACGGTTAAATGCGTTCTGATATTCTTGCGACGCCATGTCTTGACCAAAGCGTTGGCTGGCTTTGAGGGCGGCGCCCGAGATCAACCCACCACGGGCGGCCGCTTGCGCGTCTACCGCCTTAAGACCTTCCTTCATACGGAAAGCGTAGCCTGGGTCTTGCCCTGCGGCAAACGCTTCAGGCGTAAATTCAGCCGTAGCAAACTGACCGTAACCAGGCGCTGCAGCGTTGCCGCCTATACCAAGATACTCTCGCAGACGATTTTGGCCTTCCAGCCCAGCTTCTTGGTACGGGTTGTACGCACCCTCTTGCTTACCCAGCACTTCGCGGGATACGCCAAGTTGAGCATCGCGCGTTTGCGCAGCTACTGCCAATTGTGCGTCACGCGTTTCAGCGGCTACGCGCAATTGCTGGTCAAGAGCATCTTTTTGCGATTGAATCTGCGCGGCTTGGACGTTACTAGCGTTACGAAGCTGCGCGTCAAGCACTTGCTGTTGCGCTCTGATAGACGCTTGCGCGGCTTCGTATTGTTGCGCGGCAGCTTTTTCCGATGCTTTTATTTGTTTGTTTGCCGCCGAGCCGGCTGCTTGAGCCCCGATAACGGAACCCGCAAGACTACCCGCCGCGCCAAGCGCTAATGCGGTGCCAGTTGCTATTGCCATGATGTAACCTCTTTAATAAATGTACGTTCCATTGGTCTAAAGCCGGCTCGAAAGTATAGTTTTTCCATTTTCTGCGCCCGATCATCTTCAAGCGCAATCATAAATAACGCTGATGCGCTACGCTCTTTTGCCCAAGCCTCTATCTGCTTAAACATAGCCGCGCCGGCTCCGCTCCCGCGAGCGTTTGGGGTCAACCACCACCACAATTCTTGCACTACAATCGCGCTAGGGCTAAAGTACAGCGGGTACGCAATCGCGCCTGAAATACCTACAATTTCATCGTCTAGCTCGGCTAACCATACGCCAATAGATTCGTTTTGCAACGAAGACAAATAAAACTGCCCGTACCCTTCGCGATCAAACTCTACTACGCCGTGCATAGGCGACGCTGCGTGGAAAGCTTGCGCAAGCGTGACATACTTATCAAGGTCAGCTTCAGTAGCTTTTCTCACTAGCATGTAAGCCCACATTCAATTATTTTAATGTTAACCGAAGCCATTGTTTTTTGCCAATAAAATTAAGGTTATACGCTGATATTGTCCGTTACTGTCATAATGATTGCGGGGATGCTAGGTACAAATGCTGATGCCGGTTCTGAAGGCATATAACAATCCACATCGTCGGTTGCCCACATCAGCTCAAAATAATCGTTTGCGCTTAATTGGTACACAAAGTTCCATGCTGCAACCGTAGCTGCGCTTGAGCCTGCTAAAGTTATTTTAGTCGCAGAGTCAGGAACGTCTACGTCATTAATCCTAGCCCAAATCCATACGTCTTTTTTAGATGAGCTAGTTTTGTCTAATTGCGCTGAAAATTGAAAGTTATACACACCGTCAGCAGCTACCGTAATACGGGTAGATTTGGTGGCTGTTATGGTTGTGCTTAATACGGCTTGAGATTTATCGACTGTATATGTTCCTACACCGCCAGTACCAGTTAAGAACCCAACAATTCGAGTTCCAACAGTCACGCCCGTTCCGCTAATGACTTGACCAATCGACAAAGTGCCGCTTGTTACCGCTGTGACGGTCAACACAAATAACGCAATACTGCCCGTAACTACGCCGCCTGTTGCGGGTACTGTTACACCGTTACTTAGGTCTGTAGTGTCAAAAGCTAACGGGTATGGCGTATTGATAACTCCAACTTCTTCATCAGTCGTATTGTAAAACGTACCGTATTTTGGATTCTTCCAGCTAGGTACACCCGCTGAAGTCATTGCCAAATATGAACTAGCTGTCGGTTTGGGTAACTTAGATAATACGTTTGTTGCGCTGCAATAAAGAATGTCACCCACAGCATACGTTGAAATGTTTGTGCCACCGTTAGCAATTGGCAACACACCTGACACATGGGTAGTCAGACCAACCTTACCGTATGCGGGTGCAACGCCTACGCCACCAGATAACAATACGTTACCAGTAGCTACGTCAGGTAATCTTGATAACGCTGTTGTGCCACTCGCAAAGATAATATCGCCAATAACGTAAGACGATAGACCTGTGCCACCATACGCTGCGCCAATCGTTGTAGCGTTCCATGTGCCAGCGGTTAGTGTCCCAACGCCTGTAATACCTGTGTACGATCCTGATATACGGGCGGGATCAATCGTCCCGCTAGTAATCTGTGAAGCAGCAATCGCAATAGCGACGTTACCCGCAACCGTTAGTTGACCTTGGGCGTTTACAGTTAAAGTCGTAACAGACGATGCAGAACCGTAAGAGCCAGCCGTGACACCTGTGTTAGATATACCGACCGTCAACGCACCGTTTCCGTTGATTTGGAAAAGTCCCGCACCCGCGGTCAGATACGCAACAGTATAGTTACCGGCAGAATTACCAATTAAAATTTGCCCGCTTGTGGGGATGACGTTTGTGCCTGTACCGCCAAACACCGGCGTAGTGATACCCGTGCCGCTACCAAGAATGGTATTAAGGTTGTTAAAATACCTAAACCATTGGGTAGTCATTAACCCCGTATTGCCTTGAACAAGAGGTACGCGAGGCGCGGGGATTTGGGTGATGTTAGGCATTTGTGCCGCTAATGATTAGTTCAGCGCCCACAATGTCGATCTTAACTGGATCAGTGCCCGACACTTCATACACTCGGTCGCGCAGCTTTTGCGTCATGCCTAACCGACGCCAAATGGCGCGTGTGCCGTAAGTGCCAATCTTACCGATCGACGCCCAATGTTCGTTCGACCAAGTGTGACCGCCGTCATCGGACCAACGCAACATAACCTGTGGGTTAGCACCTTGTACAAAAGGCGGCGAAAAAAGTAACAAATCACCACTGGTAGTTACAAGTTGATCTCCACTAGAAGTGTAAAAAAACCATTCAATATTTTCAGTTTGATCAACGCCGTTTAATCCTACACCTGTCTCGCAATCTAATTGAAGACTATGTTGAGCAGTGCGTTTTAGATTGTTTGTGCCGGTCGGCAGCGCGCGCCATGAACGCAGCCATTTTTGAGGGCCGCCGTTATCAGCGTAAGTGGTTAAGTCTAAAGAATAAAGGTTGCTGTTTTCAAAATCGCCGACAATAATTGTTCCGCGAAAATTACACTGGCAATTGCCTCTGTTGCGGGTAAAATCACCGTTTACAAATCCTGCGCGCTCATGCCATCCTTGAGTAGCTACGTCATAAACCCAAGTTTGATTAGCAGACGGGAAATTTAAAACGTAAAATCCGTGACCATCTTGTTGGTAGGTATACCCTACTGCGTCGGACATATTAGCGTATTGCTGGATTTGCCATTCAACAGCGTGGGTGCTAATGCGTCGTCCGTTATAGCCTTCGGAACGGTAAACGATGCCTTCGCCCCGTGCGTCCTGACCAAGCCAAAATATACTGTTATCTAATTTAGCAACAGAGAAAGCCGCCGCGCATCCTAGTTCGTTAAACGCGCCTTGAATGCGTGTCAGTGGAAAGTCTGGCAGCCCTGCGTTGTACCAAACCTCAACCGAATCTGTACCAAATAGCCAAGCCTCACGGTGATTGACGTTGATCGCTACCAACCCGTCTGGAGAGCCTTCAGCGCTTGCAAAGGACAGCGGATCAATTTGAGTTCCGTCTAGCAATTGTGACACCCAGACTCTTTGGCTGTTTGGTTCGTTAAAGACAAAGTAGCCATCAAGGTAGCCAACTGTGACCGCACCCGCAAAGTCAGGGTCAGTAATCTCAGCAAACCCGTTTGTGATTTCGTTATAAATAAACGACCGAGGATTACACGCAATAAACAATTGTGTGCCGTTATCGGCAATAGATACTTGACCTGTGCCGCTAATTGTGCCTAACAGCGTGGGTGTGCCGGTCAAACTGTTAAGTTTATAGAACCCGTTGCCAGACGCAACATAGAAATCTGAACCGTTAGTCTGGTGCGCCCATAACCCGCGAATAGGTCCTGTACCGACAGTTTGCAAAAACTTTAGCCCTGGCGCGCGGTTTAGAAAGGCGGGCTCTTTGCCACCTTCTGGAATAAGTTCTGGAAACAAATTGACCATGCGGTTATCCGCCGCATTGATGCTGCGGGCTACATACGCCGATCCGAGGATAGGTGTTTTCATACGTTACGCAACCACAGCGCCGCGCAATCCGATAACCCACCAATCAGTGCCGGCAAACTGGAGAGTTACCGAATCACCAACTGCGTTAAACGTAATCGTAGTTGCACTCCCAAGGTTGGTGGGGGTCAAAACACCAGTATCACCACCGGCGGCTTCTGCGACATAAATAATTGTTTTAAGTTGACCGGCTACGCCGTCAGCTAATGTTAGCGCATCGCCCGTACCTGTAGAAGTAAACGCAGTAGTTAATTGAGTTACATTAACTGCGCCTGGACCTGATAAGGCTTGCACTGCACCAATAATTGCGCCGTTAAACGTTTGATTGCCAGTAAACGCTTGTGCTGCATCGGTACGAGCGATCGTAGCGCTTGTAGCCGGAAACGTCATGGTAGTAGTGTCTGTTCCAGACAATGTAAGGCTATGGTTAACAGTAAATGTTTTGCCATCCGCAACCGCTAAAGTAGAGCTAGTAGCAGGGGCTGTAATTGCCATTTTGTTAACGCTAGTAGCTGTAGCTACACCCAACACGGGAGTTACTAACGTAGGTGTATTAGCAAATACTAACGCGCCTGTACCTGTCTCATCCGTTACGGCAGAACGTAAATTAGCGCTAGAAGGTGTACCCAAAAATGTAGCAACGCCTGTACCAAACCCACTAATACCTGTAGTTAAAGGTAAACCAGTACAGTTTGTTAATGTGCCTGATTGGGGTGTTCCAAGAATAGGCGTAGTTAATGTAGCATCAGTCAAAAAGACTGTTTTAGTCATTTGTTTAGTAACGCCACTTTGTTCTACCGGCAATAGATCAGTTCCCGCCGAGGTGGTGGCTGCTGGTAATTGGGGTATGGTTACGTTTGCCATAATTAATCCTAGTAGTTACCAGCAAAAATGTTAAAGCGTTGACGTGTCGCCACAATCGAATA